GAATATGGGTGAACATTGAATTGCCTAAAACTGGGCATCCTGTGGTGGATGCGCTCGTTGTCATGTCTGCCGCGATAGTCATATCAGGTACGACAGGAATATATATTTACAAGGCTGTTAGCAGCAAGCTGTCAACATTATCTGAGCAGGTTAGCACTGTTGGGGAGAAAGTGCACGTCGTAAGCAAGGATGTTGAGATAGCTAAGCACCAGGTAAAAAACGATCACGGAACGAATTTGCGTGATGACCTGGACGATATGCGCGACAGGCTAGACCTTATCCTTGCTGAGCAGTCGCGCCAGGGTGAGAAGCAGCGCGAGTTGAGCAAGGCTATCTCTGACGGGTTGGAGGAGCATTCTCAGCTGCGTACGCATATTGAGGGTGTGCGGGTTGAGATGCGGCATGAGCGTGAGCGTGTTGATAATATATTGTTGGCGCAAACTGGCGTTTTGCCGGTTGTGCGAGCCGCTAAGAGAGGAGGCTAGTAGTGGCTTATAAATATGTGACTAACCGTGACGCGAAGAACTTCACGCCTGGCTACCTGGTTCAGGCAACATTCGGGTACCCGCGTGTTATAACGAATATTACTCTGCATTGGTGGGGTAAACCGGAATGGGGGCAGACCTGGGAGCAGGTCATGTCGTTCTTCTGTGATTCTCCTACTGTTGGCACGAGCGCACATGAGGTTATCTCTGACGGCATCGTCGGCTGCATTGTGGATCATTCTGCTGCGGCATGGGCTAACGGGAATGCTAAGGGTAACGCCCAGAGTATCACGCTTGAATGTAACCCGCGTATGAGCGAGGGTGACATGAATACTGTTGCTGAGCGTATCGCTGATATTTGGCGCGAGCAAGGGCGTATCATCCCGCTAACTGAGCATCGTGACTGGTTCTCCACAGAGTGCTCTGGGACATGGAGCAAGGGCGAGATGACACGCCGCGCAATGCAATACTACAACGGGGGCGCAAGCTCTCAGAAAGATTGGTTTGATATGGCAACCAAGCAAGAACTAGAAGAAGTACTCTTCAACACTAAGCGACCCGAATTTGGTGGACGCACCCTCGCTGAAGCTGTGCGAGAGATCGACCAGAACACCTGGGCAGGTGTGCGCATGGTGAAGGTTCTGTTCAATCAGTTCCGTGTGGGTATCCCGCACCGCATGAAGGACGGTTCGCTGGCTTCAGGCTTGCGTAAGCTTCTTGGGTATTCTGATGAGGCACAGGGTGATGCACGCAAGACTGAGTTCGATCAGGACGCGCAGGCTATGTACCGCAACTTCCCTAACTAATACTGAGATAAGGAAAAATGTTATGAACAATGAACGTTACGCAGGAAACGTAACTAAGACCGCAACTATGGGCGTTGCTATGGTTGGTGCTGTGATGACTATTCTCGTCTTCATTGCTAACCGTGCTGGTATCGAGCTGCCTAGTGAAGTCCAGGCTGCTATTTCTACTCTGATCCTTGGCGCTACTGCGTACTTCTTTGGTCGCAACGCTGTTGGTGAGAAAGCGCATACTGAGGGTATCGTGTCTGATGCTGTTGATTCGCATGTTGGTGAAGCTGTTTCCAAAGCTGTAGAGGAAGTAGATTTCTACAAGGCAATGGAAGCTATCTCTCGCGGTGTTGTAGGTGAGCCTGCACCAGATCATGTGTCCGAGGTGAAGCCGAACCCTGCTGACTCTATGCGTGAGCAGTGGGAGAAGGAAGCTCTTGGTGGTCGCCAGTACCGTTACGGCGAAGAGGGCGCACCTGAGGGCGGCGCACCGGGGCAGATTTATGATCCGCGCGTCGGCTGGGTTGATGAAACTCCGGATCAGTTCCCGAGTGATTCTGTAGCCCGCTAAGTATGGAATTATCCCCCGCGCCTGCCACATGATTTAGGTGCGGGGGATAATTTTGTTTCGTCCGGAAACCAGAAAACAATACCTGAATCCATTATAGATAGTTTTGTTTATTGGTACTAATCCAGTATATCAGCTAATCTTACGTCTTGGTACTCGATTCGGTGTGATTTATATTGCATATACACAGCTAGTGCGTGCGGTACGAGTAGGGCTAATCCTATAATGGCTGTTCCTGCAACATATGCCATGTCTGCGTAGAGTGTTTCTCCGATCATTGCTGATAGGATGTTTACACATAGCAGGAATGCGGATACCCCGAGCATTACCCAGCCGAAGGTTGCAATATTTTTGGTGATTTTCATGAGTGCGCCTTTCTAGAGTGTGAGTTTTAGGATTACGAAGAACAGGATCGCGGGCAATGCTGCGAAGTAGTTTCCGAAGATTGCGGAGATTGTGAAGCCGATGAACAGGAGCATGCACATGCCTACTAGGAGGTTGTAGCAGTATTCGGTGATTTTCATTATTTCTTTTCCTTTCTTGTGTTCCATGCGACGTATTCGCGTGCGGCTAGTGCTGCTGCTGCCATTGCGAAGATTCCGTATGCCATTTGCTCTGCGTCGAACTCCATTATTGATAGGGTTGGGGTGCATACGATTACTGATGCAGCTATGACTACTGTGCTAATGATTATTG